TATCTATGCTGCCAGCAGCCGCAGTACCTAAAGTTAAGGTCTGCCTTACAGACTGGGAATAGGCCACACTTTCTGCCCATCCTGCGTGAGAGGCCATTGTATCGCCAGCAGCAACTGTGCCAGCAGCCTTTAGGCCAACATACCATGCGGTAATCTGGGTTGCAGCATCAAAACAGGAACTAAGTACATGATTTAGTCCGGCAGTGACAACTAGGTTCTTCTTACTCTCGCGCCATTTTTCAATGCCGTTGGAATCGTAGCAAACAAACTCCCATACATTCTTTAGGCCGAGGTTCATATCTGATTTATGTGTCATGTGTAAGCCTCCATCGGCCTTCATTGTTGGTTTTAAGGTAATCAATTTGGATACTCTACATCTGTCCAAATAGTAGAAACATCACTAACGTCACCCCAAAGGAATTCGCCAGAAGATGTGACATTCATTGTAGAGCCTATAGATACAGACTCAGCATGATTAGTTGCGTTGACGTAAGTCATAGTAAGAGGTATAGTTATAGAACTTACAGCGGCAAGTGTACCGCTATTTGTATATCCATTGTCAACATCAAAAGAAATAGAATTCTCAAAAGTAAATCCACCAAGACTGGTTAGAGCATTCTGTAATCCAAATGATATAACCGTTGCCATTGAATTGGTAGAGGCGTGAACCTTGCCCAAATTATTAGCAAAGGATGCAGCAGCGGCAAGCGTTCCTACATTTATATTACTATACCCACTAGATACCGCAAGGGTGGAAGTGTCAGCCTTTGCTGGACTATTCCAATTAATTCCTATAGCAGACCAAGTTATAGGCGTAGTTGCCTCAGACCATTTTATCGGCGCACTCACCAGTAACCACTCGTATTCATAACTCTAAGTGCGGAACCTGAATGACGATCCTTGTTATCCTGCTCCTGTATATCTGTTATGGCTTGTTTAAATGCCGTAGCCCATAACTGTACTCTAGGATCGTTCATAATGAATGGCTCTGCCTCTAATAGGCAACCATAAAGGTAGACATCAGGGGCGTTAGTAATCATCCAGTTGGTCGTAGCCACATCAGTAAGGGCGTCAAACTTCTTATAGAATAACATCTCTATAGTCTGTACGCTTGCGGGGATTGGCCCTAACTGAATCTCATCCGCTATGATAGTATACATTTCTGGAGTTCCCGTGAATGTACTACCATATAACCTGTCGTATATCTCAGGTGTAACGTACTGCATAGGAACTATAGGAGAGGCGTTCATCTGTAAGTTACGCATCTGAATAAACCCAGTAGGCAGCGCTAGATTTCTCTGTGCCGCTACTGTAGATGCGGTCTGCTTGTACTCCATAGCCCTGATACGCAAGAGTCTATTGAACCTTGCTTCACACAAAGCGATAAACTCTGGTATCCTATCTGTTAGATCATCTCTGTCTAACCAATTAGCAACAGCGGTATTTAATTCGCTGTAGGTACTGATAGCCATTAGACGTTACGGTTTGCGAAGAATACGTTTTGATTTAAGATTCGATAATTCCTTTGAGTACGTCCTGCGACGCCGAATGCGTATAGCCACATAATTAAACCCTCGTTGGTGTAGTTCTAAAATACTTGTTGTCTGGGTCGTTTAGATACTTCTTCATAAGATTATGATCTTTCTCTATTTCCCCGTTGGTTTCTTTCTTCCATTGCTCCCACACATTTAACGGTATGGACGCAACTCTTACGCCTTCACCAGCCTTGCCCGGAGTAAGCAAATCCCCATAATTATTATAGGCTGCTTTGTTTTCCTCCAGTATAGGCTCACAATCCTGATAGGTATTTATGGTAAACTCTGTTTCATCCGCATTAGAATGAAACGTAGTGTGTAGCATATTAGGTTCTACTTTCTTATTCATCTTAAATGATACCCAGAGTCATCACCCTCTACAATTCTCTTCAACCTAGATTCCAGTGAAGGAGACTTTTTAGAGTCTTTAGGTTTTGTGGGGCTTTGTTTTTCCATCTCCTTTACGGCTTTATTAAAATCCTTCTTAAAAACCATCTTACCTCCATTAGGAAAAGCCCCCCGAAGGGGGCTAAACCAATTTATTTTACTGCTTTCAGCATACCATTGCCAAAGCCATTCTTGGCTCGTAAACCGTATTCAGCAATTAGAAGTTGCTTCATGCTATCACCAGACTTGGCGAGAGTATCGGTTTTAAACGGACGTAGATAATCAATAGACCACAAATCAAAGTCTAAGAAATACGCCTGTTCTGCAACGCTAAAACGATCAGGAACGATTCTAAACGTACCAAAGTCTGTTACCAGAACATCCACTGCGTTCACAGCAGTAATGGCCTTGCTACCAGAATTGTTACCTATCGGATCGGCAACCACAGAACCACCAACAGCGGACGAACTAATCGTCTGCTTGGTCGGAGCGTCACATATAATGGTATCAGGTGTTCCACCTAAATCCCATATACGCGACACCACTGCGTTTATGCCAGCAAGCGTAATTGCTAGAGCAGCACCAGCAGCAGCCGATGGAGCGGTAGTACCATCCGGGCCGACAGAGCCGACACCAAGATTAGCAAGACCAAGAGGAGTGGCTAAACTCCCATCCATAACGGTTGAAGTACCAACAACAGGCGTCCCAATCCAAGTGCCAACAGAAGCGGTTGCTCTCGGAGTTACCGTCGCATTGCCAATAGCCTTTACGGTGTTATCTAAAAGCATGGTTTCCATATCACGCTTCATTTCCTTTGCTCGCTTGGCTAATTGGTAGGCTTGGGTTGATTTGCGTCCTGCGAAATCTACCGATTCTGCCGTGCCACTGGACTGAACCTGAGTTGCAGAAATCTGGGTATAGTTACTCAGACGTCGAGGCTCAGTTGCAGCAGTAGAAGCATAATCCCAACCTTCAACCTGTCGGTTTGCGGCGGTTGCTTTTAACTCATCTGTTTGCCATTCAAAGTTCGTGTTGTCACACGATCCTTTCCCCACTGAACTTAGAAATGGGGTGTCCATTGGACTAATGTTGTATATAATATTGCTTAGGTCTTCACGGATGCCAATAGCACCGTAGGTTTGCCTAGTTTGTGCGGGAACTGCCATAGCATTTCCTCCTTAGTTAAATGTCTATAAAATCCTCTAGGAGTGCAGACGCATCATCTATGCGGCCAGACCCTTGGAGACGCTTCATTGATGCAGCACGTTTGGATTTCTCAGATGCTTTTTTATTCCCGCCTGACCCAGCCCTTATAACGGTAGGTTTGTTCTTCAGTTTTTTCTTAACTATATCTGAAGAATGCGCCTTGTCATAAAGCATAGCCTTTCTAAGAACAACCAGAGAGCGGTGATCTACCAAGGACGCTAACTCTTCTTGGGAAAACCCCTGATCAGAAGCGTATCCTTTTAGTTCCTGCGCCAAGACTGCTTGCTTTTCTGGATCACCCCATTCAGGGATTTTTTCCACTATAGCACTTCTCTCATGTGCTAGAGTTTGCTGTCTTGCTCTTGCCATCTCTTCTTGTTGTTTTTGGGAGGCCATCTGTTGTTCGTACTGAGATCGCTGTATCCTTTCTTGGACATCTCTGTATTCATCTTTTTTAGTGACGAATGCTATAGGGTCGGTAGACCTGAGATGTTCCCAATCAATGGTAGAGAACTCGTCCAAAACAGACAGGGAGGATTGCATTGCTTGTTGTAATCCATCAATGTACTGCTGACGCTCTTGCTGAATTTGGGCAACTTCAGAATTATACCTATTGGATAATTCTTCAACTTCTCGCCTTTGTTCAGATATTTTTTGCGTCTTTCTGGTATAGTCAGAGTAACGGGAGTATCCCTTAATAAGTTCGTCAAGGCTTACCTCAAGTTCTTCACCATCAACTTTGACGGCGTAAACATCAGATTCCTCTTCAACCTCATCTTCTTCTGACTCTTCTTCAGATTCTTCTTCTTCCTCAACGGAATATTCTTCATCTTCAGAAACCTCTTCCAATGGTTCGTCTTGAGTTTCCTCAGTAGACTCTTCAACATCTTCAGTAGGGGCGCTTTCTTGAGTTTC